AATAGTCAAGTATATATTATTTACATCAGCACTATCTGCAAAATAGTATTGATTGAATAATGCATTAGTGTCTAATGTGTAGTCTGTTAGACCTAATTCGTCGTTAATATATTTTAAATAACCATTAGTATAGTCACTGTTATTTTGTACAGTTACATCGTATATTAAATTTTTATAATTTCGTTGTATGAAATTCTTATAGTCTCCTTTGGTAGTTAGCTTGTATTCAGAGCTAAAAAATCTCGGTGCATTTTGTTTTATTTCGGATACCTTTTCTTCCTCGCCAAAGTCTGTACTGTCTTCTGTGTTGCTAATATTAACGGCCAAGCTTGCTGTACCTATCATTGTAATGTAGTTTAATGAAGTATCTTTTACATCTGCAAATATTTCATCATATTGAGTTGTATTATATATATTAATATTACTATTAACAAATGTATTTTTAGTAACCTTACCGTCTACACCGGAAGATTTGAGATAATAAATAGCTACTTGATCACCTTGTGTTAATTTTTTTCCGTTAACACTATTTCCAAATTTAAGCTCATATGTTTTATTTTCGTTGTACCTAATTTCAAATACTTGTTCATTTGGATTTGCTAAATAGATACTTCGAACTCTTTTCCACTCATACCACTTATTGTTTTCATTTATTTCCTTTACATATACAGAAATATTAAAATGGTCAATTACAACATCACTACCTGGTATTAAATTTATAGTTTCAAATTTTTCACCAATGGGGCTAACAGTTGGATATTCTTCAATGGTACCTTCATATACTAATTGATTACCTGTTGCTGTTATCGTTTCCGTCTCAGATGTTAGTTTTTCAAATGTAAGGTCTTCAGCAAATGTAAATGTTTTTCCACCGCTAGATGAGAATGTAAATTTAGGTACAGTATAATATCCTGCTGATAAATCAGATGTGCCCTGAATTTCTATTGGTAAAACGCTCGATTGTTTTCCTACAGGTTTATAGTCAATAAGCTTAACTATGCGATTTACATTTTCATATAATTCCGCATCGTTAAAATTACTCTCTGAACTGGTTTGATTTAAATAGAACAGTAATGTATGGTACGAATATGAAATTATATCTATAAGGGCCGAGATATTACTACCTTCGAAGTTTTGATCTGTAAAATTAATACTGGTGTCATTATTAATTCTTGATATAATTAGATCTCTTAAGCTTTGAGCGTCAAAGCTTGCATATGCGTTTGTTGGTAAGTCGAATTGTGTAAATTTTGCCATTTTATGAATACCTAAATCCTGTTGATGTTAATATACCGCTAGCTGTCCCTTTTTTATTATTTAAGGATGGTATTGTAATAGATATATTAATTTTATATTCGTTCTGCTCTGGACGAGCAACAATATCTACATTATCTACTATAATCCTCGGTTCGTATAAAGACAGCTCTTCAAAAATCGTAGTACCTATTAATTCGCCATTTTCTTTAGAAATTGCTTCAAATAAATATTGTTCTAAGTTTAACCCAAATGTAGGTGTGAGTATTTTTTGGCCTTTTTTTGTGTTAAAAATATTTCTTATTGAATTATAAATTGCATTTTCGTCATAGCTTAATTTTAAATCTTGTGCGTTTTTATTAGCACCGACAGTTTTATCTGACATATGACTATTAAGTTCAAGATCTAAATGTAGATCTGCGTATGAATATGAGCGAAAACTGTCAGTATTCTTTGCGTCTTTGAGTATGTCTAATTTAAGAGCCATCTATAATTATTTAATTTTAAAGTGCTTAAAAGAATAAATAATTTAAATGAGCAAGTTTGATACATTATTCGAGGAACAGATTGGTCAGTTTGTAAAACCTGGTCCTATTGCTGGAGATTATGTTAAGTTCACGAGTAATCTTAAATCATCAGATTGGTATAGCGGATTAAGTGAAACTCGCAAAGCATATGTTGATGAGATTGCAACATTAGCTGAACAGGGTAAACCTCTTATGCTTTCGACAATAAAAAGAGCTATATACGAGAATCCTGCAAAGACTATTCCTGGTAGAGACGAAGGATTTAACGATCAGTTTGCTGATATAGTTGTAGAATATACTCCAGGTTTTTATCAACAAAGTTTATCTTTACCTGTTAATCTTATTGAACTTACTCTCGGTAAAGATGAAGCTAGAGCAACACAGAAAGATCCATCAAATGATCAGGAAGATAAGTCTACTTTAAAACCTGAAGAGGTACAGGATCCGACTATTGATGTTGGTCAACAGACTCATGTTCCAAATGGTGATTATAAATTAAGTACTGCAAAGTACTTAAACGCGTAATTCTAAGATACAAGAATAGAAGTTGATCTCTTGATCTATACACTGACTATTCTGATAAAAGTATTTCGAGACTGTAATTAAACAGTCTCTTTTTTTATCTTCTGATATTGGAGCTTGATATAGATAATCAAATAAATGCTTAAATAGCTCATCATAATCATTATTAAATATTGACTCGTGTTCAATTATATGTTTTCGTATTACAGTATACTTTTTCTGTGAGAGGAGGTTATGTAATCCATCAAAAAAATCTTTTGCATTAAAGACTGTTTCATCTTTTCCGTCTGATAAAAAATATTTTTGTAGAGCATTAATACCTTTTCTAAAATCTGGATAGCAATTATTAGCAATTTTAGTAAATTGTTTTTTATTAATTTTTATATTCTCAGATTTTACTATAGATATTAATTTAGACATATATTCATTTTTGTCATAGTTAATATCGAACACCTGACACCTACTTTGTAATGCAGGAATTATCTTATGTTTATAATTAGCAGTTAATACAAATCGAGTTAAGTCATGGTATTCTTCTATAGAATTACGGAGGGCTTTTTGAGCGTCAATTGACAGCCCATCACATTCATCGAGAATAATAATTTTAATAGTTCCAAATAGGCTCTTTGTTTGAGCAAAATTTAAAACTTTTGTCCGAATTGTGTCTATTCCATTTTCGTCGGAAGCGTTAATGTATAAGTATTGACATTTCAATAAATCATTAACTATAACTTTAGCGAGAGTTGTTTTTCCAATACCAGGGTGTCCTACAAAAAGTACATTAGGTATGTTTTTCTCATCCCGTACCTTAAGAAAATAATTACGTGTAGGTGTATCTAATACTATTTCATCTAAAGTACTAGGCCTATATTTTTCGCACCAAATATCAGAAATTTGCATTATTTCTTATCAGTAGATCCGAAGCCACTGTCACCGCGGTCAGCTTCTACTGCTTCATCAATAAAACTTGCTTTAGCTATAATATGAGGATATAAAATCAATTGTGCAATTTTTGTGCCTTTAGTTAAAGTTACATTAGTATCGCTAAAATTATATAATTTAATTCCTAAATCTCCTCTATAACCATTGTCGATAATTCCTAAATGAGGTTGTAAATTATGTTTAAATCCTAAACCGCTTCTTGGCTCAACTCGAAACCACCACCCAGGGGTTAAATAACCGAGAGTTAATCCTACAGGAACTACAACGGATCCTCTGCCAGGAACAACTACCTCTTCAACACTATATACATCATATCCTGAATCACTATCATGCGCTCGTTCTGGCAATTTTGCATCCGGATGGGTCTTTACAAATTTGATTTCAAGTTCACTCATACGTATTAAATATAGTGTATAATTTGGATATTTCAAGTAAATACTTTTATGGATGATATTAATCCAGATGATTTAATCTCGCAATTAAAAAATATACCAGCAGATAGTAAAATGCTAGAACGTGCTGCGGAGGAACATCCGGAGTTAAGTAAAGAGGATGTAGAGGAATTTGTTATTAACAAGTCTTCTAAATTAATTCAAGATAGTTTAGAGTTAATAGATAATATGAAAGAAGTTGTCCATCATATGCCCGAGGCTGAAAATATATCTTCTCTTGCTGAGTTAATTAAAGCTTCTTCTGGAGCTATTGAGACATTAAACAAAATTGTCATACAAGATAAGAAGACTAATACCACAATTACTTCTAAGAAAATGGATATTGAATCTAGAAAAGAACTTCAAACGGCTGATCAAAGTCATGCATTAACTATGAGTAGAGAAGAGATTATGGCTAAGCTTATAAATGATAAATCTATAATTGATGTTAATGCTGAAGTTAAGGAACCAGATAAGATTATCTAAGTATATTCATACTAAACGGTCTCTTGAGAGTTTCAATTTTATTCAACAATAAGTCAACTTCTTCTTTCGAGTTTTCAACTACTAACTCAAATACACCTGGTACAATTTTTTGTTTATTGCTAATTTTATTTGTTGTAAGCCATGTTAATAGTTTATATGCACCTCCTAAAGCGACACCAATAACTTCGTTTACTTCTGCTTGATTTTCTTTTAATCTCTTATAATGAAAATGATCTGTTACTAGATTTTCTCTGTGTGCTGTATCACCAACATCAGTAGTATTAATTACTTGTTGCATGTTTCGTTTAAAAATAGATTCTGTTCTCCTGCTTAATCCTAAAATATTTTTTCGTGTATCTAATTCTAATTTATCATCTATAATACTATTAAATGGGAATGGAGTTGGATCTGAATCTTCATCTGCATAATGCATGTATCTGCCTTGTGGTGTGAGGTATTGATAAAATACAAAACCTATACTCTCTGATATTTCTTGTAAGACTGTATCTTCAATGTTTAGCTTCTCTTGTAATACTTCTTTAACTTTAATATGACATTTCCGATATTTATCTAACCACCATGCTATAAATTCTCCATGTTGATCTTCATTTGTTAAGTCAAAGGATGTTGTAACTTGTGATGTTTGTTCATTAACATTACTGCTATCATCTTTTGTAAGAGGTATTTCTCTTCCATCAGTTGTTTCTGCAATTAAGTCTCCTTTTGCACTTATATAAATTAATGGATCTCCACTTTCGTTTAATTTTAAAGATTCATTATTGTTTAATTCTATTTCTAATCGAGTTAAGTATTTTGTTGCTTTAGGGTTTTTAGCAAATGTTTGTAAATTAATATTTGCGTTTGCTAATTGTTCCCAAAACGTTGCTTCAGCAGTAATAGGATCGGCTTCATACTTTAAACTATCATAATATTTGCTAAGAGCTAGAAAGTTAGTATATGATTTTAAAATAGAATTAAAGTTTGTTGATGCAATATGAAAGTCTACAGTGTTTGTTAATTTACTATTAACAATATCTGGTACACCTGTTTTTGATGGTATTGCGCTCATTTTGGTTTATCTAATTTTACACATTCTATATTTGAAGCAAATGTACCTTTGCTTAATGTTGTTAGGTTTTTTGTTATATACCAAAACCCCGGTATTTTATTTGCAAATTTATTTTTATCGTTTAAATCTGCTGTCATATAAACAAATTTATTTGCTGACATATCTATATTACCTGGAATTGCAAAGTTCGCTTTAGTTAGATTATCAAACAATTGTTTTTGTAATTTTATAGTACCGTAATGCATTGTAGAATTATGATCGGTCATTTTAAATAGTCTTGTTTTCTCTGTACTATATACAGTATTCTCATCGATGTTTAATTGTTGATCTTTACCGCCCGGTAAACTCTCAACACTACTTGTTTTTGTAACTGTTGAAATATTACCTTGGTCGCCATGTATTGTGATTTGTTTTGTTTTTGAGTTAAACTGTGTAACTTCTTTTTTATTTAAAGAGGTCATTGTTGCGTCGGGCTGTGTTTCAATAAATGTTATATTACTAATATCTACTGGTATATAGTTAAAATCTTTACCTAGTGTATCTACTCCTTCTTTATTTGAATATGTTTGTCTGTTATCGTTTGTTTTTATTTTTATACGACCACCGAAATTATCTCCTAAGTTTACTTGACTAGCTCCAGCTAAGTGTCTCCATGGGTTAGGAGGAGAGTTAGTGTCTTTGTATATTTTATTAATAAGTTTTTTAATAGATTGTAATTGAAATGTACCGTTATAATACGTTAATATACCACCACTTTCATCTGTTGATACATATGTTTTCATTATCTCTGCTATAGCAGTAAAAGCTGATGCACCTGCAGGTAGTGTATAATCTACTTTGCCCTGACCATCGTCCCAATTATCTTCATCTATTATTGCATCGTCATCAATAAAATAGCGTATAATATGCTTTAACGCTCTTCCGGAGTTTACTGCTGATTGTCCGCGGCGTGGTTGAGCACCTTGTTGTATAATTTCATTTAATAAGTCTGTGCTCCATTCTTTTTTCTTATTAGCAAGAGTAGCATATATTACATCAACAAAATTATAGTTCACAAGTTTATTATTGTTTATAACGTTATTGTGTTTATTTTTTGTAACAAAAATCTTATCTAATAAAACTTCATCTGTATATTGACATGCAACTTTAGTAGGAGATTTGGATGATATTTTTATTCTTAAAAACTCCTGACCGTCGCTAGTAGTATTATATTCTGAAAATGCTAAAGAGTCAAATCCAGTATCTACTTTATTTAAAGACGTCATATTTAATTCATCATTTAAAGTTAATGTTCCTAGTAAGAAAGGAGTTGTATGTATTGTTTGGAATACTACACTATTAAAAACATTTGCATCGACAAATTTTATTTCACCATTTGAGTTAAAAAGAAAAACACTCACCTTATACTCGGTCCCAGAGGCATCTATAGTTATATG